ATGTCGATGTAGGTGAGTTGGTGGCGGTTCATTTGGTTTCTTTCGGTTACAGGTTACTTAATCAAGGCGCGGCAAAGTGCATCGGCTTCATCTGAGTCAATGGCTGTACGGATTGCATCGACGTACTCGGCGTATTGCGGATGATCGGGGCGCATCTGTACGCCACCGGGTTTGCGGGTTGATTCGACAATCAGGCCCGAGTTGTTCAACAGGTGGGCGGCGTAGTTTGCGGATTGATGGAGGGTTAACATGGTTTTACTCTTACAGTTACCGTGCGACTTTGCACAGTTGCATCTTAACATGGTTTTGACCCAGCGGGTCAACTACTCTACAAATAAATGTTTCTAGGTGCTTTCCCTACCCTCTGGGTATCCCTTGTGTCTGTGCGTCACTTGTGACTTACAGAGGGGAATGGGATTCTGGGAAAACCAGAATAAAAGACCTATTTTAAAAAGTCGTAAATCGACCCCTCGCCCGCGCGATGTCACACCTGACGCACTCGCCCTCAAAAACCCGGATTCTTGCCCCATTTGACCCATTGGGTCATGCGCCTGGTAACCCATTGGGTGATGCACTGACCCAGCGGGTAACAATGACCCACAGGGTTAGTGCGTCACTTGTGACTGATGTCACACTGACCCAGCGGGTCAGGGATTGATTAGAGGATTGACTGACCCAGCGGGTCAAGGTGTCACTGGGTTCGCGGGTACTGCGTAGGCGCCTAGGGTTTACCCTGGTGCAGGGTGTCGCGGCTCCCGAGGGGAAGGGGGTAGGGCCGACGAGCCAGAGGTCACGGTAGCGGCGGTACCAGACAAAATTTTTATAAAATTTCTTATTGACCCACAGACCCAATGGGTTCAGTACCACTCATGACACACAAATCCATCCCCGTGCTAGACTCACGACCACTATGGACACACCACATCAGCAATCCGTAGGCGCAGATGTCACACTGCTACCAGACTGGCTGGACCCCGCGCCTCCAACTCCGAAACCCTCACCAGAGGGCAAAGCACTCGTACTCGTACAGTATGAGCAGGTCTTCATGCGAGCCATCGACTCGATTGCCCACGGCATGTCGCTGTCCCAGGTGCTGCGGGATGACCAGCGGGACATCGACTACAACGACTTCTACCGGTGGATCAAGAAAGACCCGACCCGCAAGCAACTGTTCGACGAGGCTCAGGAGATGCGCACGGAGTTCATGGCTGGCGAGATCATTGAGATTGCCGATGCCGATGACTCGCTGGAAGATGTCAACCGGTCCAAGCTCAAGATTGACACTCGTAAGTGGCTCATGGGAGCGCACAACCGTAAAAAGTACGGCGCGACGACCAACATCGAGTTGACCGGTGGGATCAGCATCACCGATGCCCTGAGTGCTGCTCGGGCCCGTATCGTCGAAGCCGAGGTGATTGATGTGGAGCCAAGGACAGACTGATGCAGAAACCGATTTACTCTCCAGAGGACGAACAGACCCTGATGACTCAGTTGTGGAGTTCGCAGGTTGCAGACAACCCTGAGACGTTTGTTTTGTTTGCGTTCCCGTGGGGGCAGAAGAACACCCCACTCGAACACTTCAAGGGACCACGGGCCTGGCAGAGGAGGGCACTGCGTAAGATTGCCGAGCACATCAAAGAGAACCGGGGCAAGCTGGACATGGACGCGCTCAGGCGCTCGGTAAGTTCGGGCCGGGGTATCGGCAAGTCGGCACTGGTGTCGTGGCTCATCCTGTGGATGCTGTCAACCCGGATAGGCTCGTCCGTCATCGTGTCGGCTAACAGCGAGAACCAGTTGAGAACGGTGACCTGGGGTGAGTTGACCAAGTGGGTCACCATGAGCATCAACTCGCACTGGTGGGAGCCGAGTGCTACCAAGCTGGTACCTGCTGCGTGGTTGACTGACCTGGTCGAGAGAGATCTGAAGAAGGGCACCCGGTACTGGGCCGCTGAGGGCAAACTGTGGTCCGAGGAGAACCCAGACTCGTATGCCGGTGTCCACAACCATGACGGCATGATGGTGATCTTTGACGAGGCCAGCGGTATCCCTGATGGGATCTGGTCAGTGGCGGCTGGCTTCTTTACGGAGAAGATTTTGGACAGGTACTGGTTCGCGTTCAGTAACCCACGGCGCAACACCGGGTACTTCTTCGAGACATTCCACAGCAAACGGGACTTCTGGGACGGCGAGATCATCGACGCCCGGACAGTCGAGGGCACCGACAAGGCGGTGTATGACCAGATCATTGCCGAATACGGCGAAGACTCCATACAGGCCCGTGTCGAGGTGTACGGCGAGTTCCCTGCGGCCGGTGAAGACCAGTTCATCTCGCCCGTGGTGGTCGAGGATGCGTTCAAACGGCCACTGTACAAGGACATGACAGCCCCGATCGTGATCGGCGTGGATCCGGCCCGGGGCGGCATGGACAGCACCGTGATCTTGGTGCGCCAGGGGCGGGACATCGTGTCCATCAAGCGCCTGAAGGGCGAGGACACCATGAGCGTGGTGGGTCATGTGATCGACGCCATCGAGGAGTTCAAGCCTGTGCTCACGGTGATCGACGAGGGTGGCCTTGGATATGGCATCCTTGACAGGCTCACCGAGCAGCGGTACAAAGTGCGCGGGGTGAACTTCGCATGGAAAGCCAAGAACCCGGTCATGTGGGGCAACAAACGCGCTGAGATGTGGGGTGCCATGCGCGACTGGCTCAAGACAGCTTCGATTCCCGCCGACAGGCAGCTTAAGAACGACTTGGTGGGCCCGATGAAGAAGCCCAACTCGGCCGGGACCATCTTTTTGGAAGGTAAAAAAGAGATGAAATCGCGTGGATTGGCCTCTCCAGACGCTGCCGATGCGCTGGCCGTGACGTTTGCATTTCCCGTGGCAAGCCGTGGGGAGTACAATTCCCGTAACACATCGCGCAGGATCAATGCTGATCGCAGTGCGGTATCAACAGGATGGATGGGATCATAAGATGGCTACCAAACCCGGACTCTATGCCGCAATTCACGCTAAACAGGCTCGCATCAAGGCCGGTTCTGGTGAGAAAATGAACAAAGTGGGCAGCAAAGCAGCGCCCACCGCCAAAGACTTTAAAGAGTCCGCCAAGACTGCCAAAAAGGCCAAAAAATGACCCTCCGCGCAATGCAAAACTGCCTCATCATCGAGCGCGATGTTGAGAAACACCCGATGTTTGAGCTACTTTCAACAGAGCAGCAGGAAACCGGGATTGTCGTGGCCGCAGGCCCAGACTGCAAAGAACTCAAAGTCGGCGACCACCTGTATTTTGGCGTTGGGCAAGAGTTCACGTATGATCGCAAGAATTACGTTGTCATGCGTGAACCTCACGTTTTAGGAGTCTTGAATGGCTGATCCAACTGGCATGGTTGCCGCTGCTGCTGTGGCAAACGGCGGCAAGCCTGCGAAAAGCGCATCCGACATATTGGCAACCGCACGGGCCCGGCTCGATCTGGCGGTTTCCGCGCTGTCCGAGTCGCGTGAGGACGAAATCGACGACCTGCGGTTCTACGCAGGCTCCCCCGACAACCACTGGCAGTGGCCTGCTGACGTGCTGGCAACTCGTGGTGCCGTGCAGGGCCAGACCATCAACGCCCGTCCTTGCCTGACCATCAACAAGCTCCCGCAGCACGTTCGCCAAGTCACCAACGACCAGCGTCAAAACCGCCCAGGGGCCAAAGTGATCCCGGTGGACGACAGAGCCGATGTGCAGGTTGCCGAGATTTTCAACGGCATGATTCGGCACATCGAGTACATCTCGGACGCCGATGTGGCCTACGACACGGCCTGCGAGAACCAGGTGTCCTACGGCGAAGGCTACTTGCGTCTGCTGACCGAGTATTGCGACGAGAACACATTCGACCAAGACATCAAGATTGGCCGGGTGCGTAACAGCTTCTCGGTCTACATGGACCCCACGATCCAAGACCCAACGGGCGCAGACGCCAAGTGGTGCTTCATCACCGAGGATGTCACCAAGGCTGAGTTTCACCGCCTGTACCCTGATGCCACGCCCATCACGACCCTTCAGTCACTGGGCGTGGGCGATCAATCGATCAGCAACTGGCTCAATGAGGACACGATCCGCATTGCCGATTACTATTACATCGACTACGACAAAGCCACGTTGAACCTGTACCCAGGCAACATGACTGCGTTTCAAAACACCCCGGAAGACCGCGAACTTCGCGCCGTCTACGGCAAGCCCAAGCGCTCACGCGAGGCTGACCGCCCACGGGTCAAGTATTGCAAGATCAACGGCTACGAAATCCTTGAAGAACGCGAGTGGGCTGGCAAGTGGATTCCGGTGATCCGCATTGTCGGCAACGAATTTGAGGTTGATGGCCGTCTGTACGTGTCGGGCTTGGTGCGTAATGCCAAAGACGCCCAGCGCATGTACAACTACTGGGTGTCCCAAGAAGCCGAGATGCTGGCGCTGGCCCCTAAAGCCCCGTTCATTGGCTACGGTGGTCAGTTTGAGGGCTACGAGGAGAAGTGGAAGACCGCCAACACCCAAAACTGGCCCTATCTGGAGGTCAATCCTGACGTTACAGACGGCCAAGGTGCAGTTCTTCCGTTGCCTGCTCGAGCACAGCCCCCAATGGCCTCATCGGGCCTTTTGCAAGCCAAATCGGGTGCGGCCGAAGACATCAAGGCCACGACAGGCCAGTACAACGCATCGCTGGGCATGGGTTCCAACGAACGCTCCGGCAAAGCCATTTTGGCCCGTCAGCGCGAAGGCGATGTGGGCACCTACCACTACGGCGACAACCTCGCCCGGGGTGTGCGCCATGTGGCCCGTCAACTGGTGGACCTGATTCCCAAGATTTACGACACCCAGCGTATCGCCCGAATCATTGGTGAAGACGGCGACACCAAAATGGTCAAGATCAACCCCGATCAAGAGCAGCCGGTCAACAAAATCGTTGACGAGCGCGGCATTGTCATCGAGAAAATCTACAACCCCGGTGTCGGCAAGTACGATGTGGTCGCTACAACCGGCCCAGGCTACGCCACCAAGCGCCAAGAGGCTCTTGAGGGCATGGCCCAGTTGCTCCAAGGCAATCCTGAGTTGTGGAAAGTGGCTGGCGACCTGTTTGTCAAGAACATGGACTGGCCCGGTGCCCAAGAGATGGCAAAACGTTTTGCCAAGACCATCGATCCGCAGTTGCTGTCCGACAGCGACGAGAACCCAGCGTTGCAGGCTGCACAGCAGCAAATCGAAGCGATGGGTCAGGAAATGGAACAAATGCACCAGATGATCCAGAACGTGGGCAAGTCCATCGAGGTGCAAGAGCAGCGCCGCAAGGACTACGAAGCCGAGATCAAGGCTTATCAGGCCGAGACTCAGCGCATCACGGCCACTCAGGCTGGCATGAACGAGCAGCAAATTCAGGACATCGCAATGGGCGTGGTTGCTGCGGCAATGGAATCCAACAGCCAGCTTGGTGGCATCCCTGAGATGCCGGGTCAAGAGATGGACGTTGGCATGATGGAGCAGCCCGTGCCCCCTGAAGGAGCCATGCAATGAACGCCTCGCAATTGGTAGGAACGCTGTTTCTGGGCCGCAATGTGGCCCATTCAGTGCATCTAAACACCCGCAGCTACAGCAAACATGTAGCGTTGCAGGCGTTTTACGACGAAGTCGTTGATTTTGCCGATAAGTTTGCCGAGGCGTATCAGGGCCGTCATGGATTGATTGGTCCAATCGCCATTCCAGCGGCCAAGAAGACCACCAACATCATCGAGTTTTTGCAAGATCAGCTTGATGAAATCGAAAAAGGTCGGTACGAGGTCTGTGACAAGACAGACACACCGATCCAGAACATCATCGACGAGATCGTCGGGCTGTATTTGTCAACTCTCTACAAGTTGAGGTTTTTGGCATGACAACCCCATACATCTCGCAAACGCAGTACGGTAAAAATGAAGATTTCAATCTTCAGGTGGCCCGTGGTCAAGTGCAAGGGCACAGCACTGTCAATATTTACGGCTACCAGCCTGCAATCAGCACAACATTTGTGCCAGTGTGGGAGAACGTGACGGCATATACGTACCCTGTGGCCGCAATAACAATGTACTTGTCAGGTACTGCTGGTGACACTGCACAAATCACGATTGTGGGACTTGATGCCGGGTACAACGTGATTTCTGAGGCTGTCACCCTCAACGGCGCAACTGCTGTTGCAACCGTCAACCAGTATTTCCGAATCAACAGCATGTTTGTGTCTGTTGGAAGCGCAACCAACCCTGCCGGAGTGGTTTATCTAAAAAACCAAGCAGGCACTGTGACATACGCGCAAATCAATACCGGCGTTGGTCGAACACAGGCTGCCATTTACACCGTACCCGCAGGGTTCACGTATTTCTTGCAGCGAGTTAACATTTACACTTCGCTCAACGGCAATGATTACTGCACCTATCAGAACAAGACTATCAGTCCGGCCGGGGTGGTGCAATTGACGCAGCAGGCACCGTTTGCCATCAACTATGATGTGCTGCGTGTAATGCCCAGACCGTTTCTTGAAAAAACGGACATCCAGTTGATGTGCAAAATTCAAACTGGTACTGGCGCGGTAGCTGTTTCGCAAGAAGGCTATCTGATCAAAAACTCAACAGGATATTAATCATGGCACTCTACAAACAAGGCAACGCAGACGCCCAGATCAAGATCGGCGGCGGCAAGCTGTTCGGCGTCTTTGTGTCCACCACAACTGCTGGCACTTTCACGCTGTATGACAGCGCAACTGCCAGCACCAGCGACCCCAAAATTGCAGCTACCGTGACCGTTGTAGCAGGTGGTCAATATCTGAGCTTTCCTGCTGGCATTTGGTTCAGCAAGGGTCTGTTTATCGACATTGCCAACGTCATCGAATACACGGTTGTTTACGACTAAGATTTTCCGATGTAATATCGGGCAAACCGTACTGGTTCGGTAAACCAGGGATTCAATAGAATCAAAAATGACTGATGAAGTCCAAGCCTTAGCGGAAGTTGACTCCGCGCCTGCACCAGAAGTGACGGCCACTCCTGAGAATGCTGTAAACGCGCCGGAAGTCGCTGAAAATCAACCCGAGACAACCGAGGAGAAGAAATACTCCCAGGCTGAAATCGACGCGATGATCGGCAAACGCCTCGCAAGAGAGCAACGTAAATGGGAACGAGAGCAAGCACAGCGATCTGCCGAAACGCAAATCGTGAAAGCTGCGCCAACTGCGTCCGTTGACCAGTTTGAAAGCCCTGAAGCCTATGCGGAAGCACTGGCCTACCAGAAAGCTGAAGAACTGATTGCCAAGCGTGAAGCAGCCAAACAGCACTCCGCTGTTCTCGAAAGCTATCAAGAACGTGAAGAAGCAGCACGGGACAAGTACGACGACTTCGAGCAAGTTGCCTACAACCCCAAGCTCCCAATTACTGACGTGATGGCCGAAACGATCCAGTCTTCGGACATTGGCCCCGAGTTGGCTTACTACCTCGGCACCAATCCCAAAGATGCGGAGCGTATCTCACGCATGTCGCCACTCAGTCAGGCAAAGGAAATCGGGAAGATCGAAGCCAAATTGGCCGCTGAACCTCCCGTGAAACGTACAACGTCAGCGCCTGCGCCGATTTCACCTGTCACCGCACGATCCTCTGGATCACCGGCCTACGACACCACGGACCCACGGTCTATCAAGACCATGTCGGATTCGCAGTGGATTGAAGCTGAACGTGCAAGGCAGATGAAGAAGCTGCAAGCAATGGCAAATCGCTAATTTTTAAAGGACTTTTGAAATGTCAAACAGCATTCTTACCATTGACATGATCACCCGCAAAGCGCTGGAGATCCTGGAAAACAACCTCGTGTTGACCCGCAACGTGAACCGCCAGTACGACGACAGCTTCGCTGTTGAAGGTGCCAAAATCGGTTCTACACTGCGTATCCGTTTGCCCGACCGCGCTCTGGTAACTGACGGTGCCGCCCTGCAAGTTCAGGACGACAACGAACAGTTCACCACTCTGACTGTCGCCAACCAAAAGCACATCGGTGTCAACTTCACATCTGCTGAATTGACCATGCAATTGGACGACTTCGCAGAGCGTGTGTTGAAGCCTCGTATCAGCCAGTTGGCCTCCAGCATTGATGCTGATGTTGCCAACGCATACAAGACTATCGGCAACTCCGTGGGCACCCCTGGCTCCACTCCTTCGACTTCTTTGGTGCTGTTGCAAGCCCAGCAGAAGCTGAACGAGAACGCTGCCGTGATGTCTCCACGTTACGCCACCGTCAACCCTGCCGCCAACGCTGGTCTGGTTGAAGGCATGAAAGGTCTGTTCAACCCTACCGACACCATCAGCAAGCAGTTCAAGAACGGCATGATGGGCACTGGCGTGTTGGGTTTTGACGAGATCAACATGTCTCAGTCGATCAAGCAGCACAGCACTGGTACCCGCGCTGCCACTGGCA